CACCGACGAAAACGGGGCGCCGGTGACGCCGACGGCGATCAATTGGACACTGACGGACCTGGTCGGCAATGTGATCAACAGTCGAGCGGGCGTGGTCGTCACGACGCCGGCGAGCACGGTGACGATTGTGCTGTCGGGCGCGGATCTGGCGCTGGACGGGCTGGGCGATCGGCTGCGGAGGCTGACGCTGAAGGGGACGTATAACAGCAGTCTGGGCAGCGGGCTGCCGTTCGTGAATGCGGCGCAGTTTTTGCTCGAGCGCGATCCGACGACGAAGGTGGTGACGGTGTTGAACGGCGGGGTATAACAACGGATCGAGAGAATTGAGCGGATGCTTCGCGTAGGCAATGATGAATGAGCAAGTCGGAGGCGGGCACAAAGGGAGCGCAAGTCGATGCAATGGAGTCGCAATCACAGTGGACTCCGTTCGCGGCGACGCCCGAACTGCAGGCGGCGCTGGCCCAGCTGAGCGGCAAGCAATCGGAAGCGGTGATTCGCATCGCGCAGACCGAATTGGCCGGCGGGACGATCGAATCGCTGCTGAGTGGCCCGTACAAGATTTGCTCATACAGCACGTTCTATCACAAGGCGCGTGGAGGCTGGGCGCACAAGCCGGCTTTCCAGGATGCGCTGGCGCTGGCGCGGCGCGAGGTGCGGGCGCAGCGCATTTCGGGCGCGGTGGACGACGCAATCAGCAAGCTCAAGGAGACGGCGCCGCTGGCGGCCGAGGATTTGCGCCGACAGATTGCCGGCGACGAAGGCGCGGTCGATGCGTTGGCGAATATCTTGCGCGATACGAGCATCGAGACGGCCGATCGAATGCACGCGGCCTGCGCGCTGGGCACTATCGGGACCCGGGCGGCGACGGCTATCCTGATCGATGTGCTGGCGAACCTCGAAGGCGACATGGCGGTTATCGAGCCAGTGAAGATTGGCGATCACCTGGTGGTGGGCCTGCGCAGCGCGATGCTGACGGCGCTGGGCCTGTCAGCGCAGGGCACCAGTCCGCAGCGGCGGCTGGCTTCGATCGCGGTGCTGGACCGGGCGGACAAGGCGACGGCCAACAAGGGCGCCGAGGCCGGCAGCGGCGTGGTCGTGTACATACCGGACAACGAGCGTGATAGCAGAAACGACGGAGATACGACCGCAGCCCGGGCCTCAAACGAGGTTCCTGGCAAGTAAGGCCGACATCGCGATTTACGGCGGCGCCGCCGGCGCGGGCAAAACCTATGCGCTGCTGATGGAGCCGCTGAGGCACATTAACAATCCTGGCTTTGGCGCGGTCATCTTCCGGCGCACGACGAAGCAAGTGCGCGAAGAGGGCGGGCTGTGGGACGAGAGCATGGATTTGTATCCCGGCCTGCGCGCGCAGCCGAACATCGTCGATCTGCGCTGGGCCTTCCCGAAGGGCGCGCACATCGGTTTCGCCCATTTGGAGCACGAGAAGAACAGGACCGACTGGGACGGCGCGCAGATCGCGCTGCTGGAGTTCGACCAGCTCGAGCACTTCAGCGAGTCGATGTTCTTCTACATGCTCATCCGCAACCGGTCGATGTGCGGGGTGCGCCCGTATGTGCGGGGATCGTGCAACCCGGACCCGGATTCATGGCTGGCATCGTTCCTGGAGTGGTGGATCGATCAGGAAACGGGCTTTCCGATCAGCGAGCGATCGGGCGCGCTGCGCTGGTTCGTGCGCACGGGAGGCCGGATTGCCTGGAGTGATTCGCCGGACGAATTGCGAGAACTGTATCCGCGCTCGATGCCGAAGAGCGTGACATTTGTCTCGGCGAACGTGTACGACAACCGGATTCTATTGGCGCGCAATCCGGAGTACCTGGCCAATCTGATGGCGCAGGGGCCTGTCGAGCGGGCGAGGTTCCTGGAAGGCAACTGGAAGGTCAGGCCGGAGGCGGGCAAGGTGTTCAACCGGGCGTGGTTCCCGATCGTGGAGGCGGCGCCGGCGGGCGGCGAGGAATGCCGGCGCTGGGACTTCGCGAGCACGAAGAAGGAACTCAAGAAGAAGGACCCGGACTTCACGGCCGGGGTGAAGATGCGCAGAGTTAGCGGCGTGTATTACGTGATGGACTGCTACGCCGAGCAGGAAGGGCCGGCTGAGGTCGAGTCGGATTTCGTGAATACGACCCGGCAGGATTATCAGGCGGCGCAAGCGACGGGCACGCGCTATCGCGTCCGCTGGGAGGAAGAACCCGGCTCGGCAAGTAAGCGCGAGAGCCTGCGGTTGGTGCGACTGCTGGCGGGCATCGACGCGGGCGGCGTTGCGAGCCAGGGCGACAAGTTCGAGCGGGCGCGGGCGCTGGCGGCGCAGGCTCGGGTGGGGAACGTGAGACTGGTGCGCGGGTCGTGGAATGAGATCTGGCTGAAGCACATGCACAATCAGCCGGACGAAGCGCACGATGACATCATGGACGCCAGTGCCGGCGCATTCAACGACCTGACTGGCGGCGAGGTCATAGAGACGCAGATGCAGAGCCGGGTGGTTTTGTCAGAGGAGATTTTTGGGTGAGAAGGTGTCAGGTGGTCAGGTGGTCAGGTGGTCAGGTGGTCAGGTAGTCAGGAGGTTGAGATGGCAACACTCTCAAGTCAAATCAGCAGCAGAGCGTGGGGCGACGTCGATAAGACAGCGCTGGGCAATGCTGTGGCGAAGGCTTATGCGAGCGGCAGCATCACCAAGTCGCAGATCAGGCAGATCTATCTGTATGTGCCGGACGATGCTTTCGACAAGGACTCAGAGGGTAACCCGGTCTTCGCGCACAGCAAGGCCAAGCTGCCTGTGGCTGAGTTCAGCGGCGGATCGATCACGATCAATCGCAATGGGGTGCATGCGGCTGCGGCGGCGCTGGCCGGCGGTCGCGGCGGCGTCGATCTGCCGGCGGCCGATATGGCGGCTGCCAAGCGCAGGCTGCGCGGGTTGTATCGCCGGCTGAAAGAGGATGCGCCTGACTCTCTCAAAGAATCACTCGAACCCCTCGAGCGCGGCAAGCCGCTGGAGGAACTTGTCAAAGGCAGCCTGGATTACACGGTGCAGCAGATCCGGGATGCATTTCACAAGCAGTTCGAGGCCAGCATGGGCGAGACGTATCGCTGGTACATTCAAGAGACTTTCGAGGATCACGTCATCGTCTCATCGTGGTCGAGCGCGGACGCGCTGAAGCCGGACGAGTACTACATGGTCGTCTACGAGAAGGACGGCGACACGTATTCGTTCGCGCCGCGCGACGAGTGGGAGGTCGTCGAGCTGGCTTATCAGCCGCAGACGAAGATGGAGAGCATGCGGGTGGGAGGAACAGCGGATCGCTTGGATGAAGCGGATAAAAGAACAACGGATCAGGTGAATGCGGCGGATAAAACAACAACGGATCGGGGGAATGCGGCGGATAAAACGAATGGGAAGCGGGGCAAGACGCGCTTTGAAGATCGCGCGGATGCGGTGTTGGTCAATCTCCTCGAGGCCGAGGACGGCGGACCGCGCCGGCTGCGCGTGCAGGGAGCGATGACCGTCGATGTTGTCAATGGCAACGGTCGGCGTTATCCACGGCCGGTGGTGCAAGAAGCGCTGATCGAATTGCGGCGGCATCTTCACGAGAGCAGCGCCGGCAGTGGCCGGGCTATTCAATTGCTCGGCGAGGCTGAGCATCCGTCGGATAAGGCATCCAGGCGCCCGAGCCTGCTGGAGACGGTGACCCGGTGGACATCTGTCGATTTGCACAGCGACAGCGTCGACCTAGAGGGCCACGTCGTCGAGACTAGCAAGGGTAAGGACATCCTGGCACTTGCGGAGGGCGGCGTTCAGTTCGGCGTCAGCATGCGAGGCTATGGCGACTCGAAATTCGTCAAGGAGGATGGCAAGACGATCGAAGAGGTGACCGAGCTGCATATCACCGGCTTCGACCTGGTGCTCGAGCCGTCCTTCGCCAATACTGCGATCGTCGAATCGCAACAGGAGGAATCCAAAATGGATCCCGAACAGATCCGCAAGCTGATTCAGGAGCATCCCGAGTGGTTCAAGGGGATGTTCACGGAAGACGTAACCAAGCTGAGCGACGAGCAGCTCAAGCGCTTCGAGGAAAAGGCGCGCGAGATGCTCGGCATCGGCAAAGATGGGGACTTTGGCGAGGCGCTGAAGGAAGCTGCCGAGGCCAAGAAGGAGCTGGCCGAGCGCAAGCGCAAGGAGGCGGTCGATACGGCCATCGTCGAGGCGACGAAGGAACTGCCTTACGGCAAGAGTCTCAACGAGAGCTTCGTCGAGGAGCTGCACGAGGTCGCCGGCGGCGGGCAGGTCGAGGCGGTCAAGGGCCTGGCCGAGAGCATGCGCAAGCGCTACGACAAGATGGTGGCAAAGCAGCGTATCGAGAAGATGGGCGGCGGCAACGGCGATGGCGTGCAGGTGCTGGGGCCGGTGCTGGAGTCCGAGGCCGGCGTGCCGGAGTTCGCGCGGGCGTCGTGGCTCTTCACCGAGGCGCTGGTCAAGGTCGGCGAGGGTCGTATCCGCAACTACGCCAAGATGGCCGATCTGAGCCGCAACGAGGTGTTTGCGAAGGCGTATCTGGAGCGCTTCGACAAGGTCTTCGGCGGGTATCTCAAGATGGAATCCAGGATGCTGGAAGAGGCCGAGACAACGGTCGATCTCAATCTGCCGTACAGCGTGAGCCGCGCGATCGTGGCGGAGGCCATCCCGCAGTTGATCGCGACGTCGGTGTTCGACGTGGGCGTCGTCGATCAGTCGCCGCTCAACATCTGGTTCGAGCGGTTCGCGGGCGAGACCGGGTTCACGGTGACGGTCACGGACGAGGCGGTCACGGCCGATACGGGCGTGTGGGTTGCGCTCGCGCAGAAGCGGCTGACGCCCGGAACAGTGGTGATCACGACCAGCCCAGCCGGGACGACCTACGTCGAGGGCACGGACTACGTGATCGACTACGAGCTGGGCCAGCTCATGGCGCTGTCAGGCGGCGCGATTGCCGATGCGGCGGCGTTGCTGGCCGACTACCAGTACACGGCGATCCGAAAAGGCGAGATGGCGACGATCGAGCGTGGGGAACTGCAGCTCACTTACCAGACGCTCAACTGCGCGGCCGATCGGCTGGCGCAGCAGATCTCGAGCGAGGCGGTGGTCTTCGGCCGGTCGCAGCTTGGATGGGATGCAACGACCCGCACGCTGGTGGGTCTGATCGACCAGATCCGGCGCAAGATCGACCAGGGCTTGCTGTACAAAGCGCTGGCGGCCAGCTTGCGCGTGGCGAGCAACTCGGGCGGGACGTGGGATTCGTCCGCGCAGACCGAGCTGGGATACGACACGCTGTCCAGGGCGGTCGGCTCGTCGCGGACGAAGGTCAGCGGCGCCGGGCGCTACTACAAGCCGAATGCGATCGTCTCGAGCGAGGCCGTTGGCGATCTGGCTGCGAACTGGAAGGGCTTCACGCAGGCGGGCAGCCGGCCCGATGCGAGCCTGAACGCGAACGGCTTCATCGGGAAGATGAAGGGCTTGCCATGGTTCGGAAGCCCGGACTTCAGCGACGGATACATCCTGGTCACCGATCGGCAGGTCGTGATGCATCGGGTCTATCAGCCGATGCGCCTGGATGGGCCGCATAAGAGCCGCGATGCGACGACGGGCAAGTTGATCGCGGCGGAGGAGTGGTTCGCCGAGGAGTACAACGGGTCGCTGGCGCCGGTGCCGGAGAAGGCGTCGCACGTGGTGGTCACCTAACGCGGATTTCTGCGGATACGGAACAGCATCTACACGAGAGAGGAGTCGAATCATGAGAAAGCAGATTGTACAACTCGCAGCGGTCTGGGCGCTTGCGCTGCTGGCCATGCTGCTATTCGTCGTGCATGCGCTGGCGGTCGGCGGGCCGGGCGATCCGGAGCCAGGAACGGTGGCGGGGATCACGTCCTACAGCGCGGATTCGCGCATCGTCACCGGGTCATTGGCAACGGTGAACTCTGCGAGTCGGCGCACGAACGTTTGGCATTCGGCGGACGTGTTTCTGGTCGTCGATGTCGGCGCGAATGCGGCGGTGACGGTCACGCCGCAGTTGAGCTGGAACAACAGCGACTGGGTGAACGCGCAGTTCAGCTACGTGGTACCGACGACGACTGCGCCGATCAATGAATCGATCTATCGGTTCATCGTCACGGCAGACGGCAACGACTACATCCGGCTGCTGCTGGCCGGCGAGTACCTGCGGTTTTCGATCACGTACACCGGGCCGGTGACGTCGACGATCGGCGTGACGCTGCGAAACGACTAGGCACACACGGATTTCGCACGGATGACACGGAGGCGGCTCGCCGGCGCGGGCTGGCGGGCCGCTTTTCAGGAGGTCGAGATGACAGAGGCAACGGCCGCGGCTAAGGCACTGGCTGAGGAGAGCGGCATCGACATCGAGCAGGTCGAGGGCAGCGGCACGGATGGCCGGATCACGGTCGAGGATGTGAGGCGGGCGATGGCGGAGCGGGGAGCGGGGAGCGGGGAACGTGAAGCGTTGCGTGGAGTTCTGGCGGAGAAGAAGGCGCCGGAAGCTATCGCCGAGAATCGGGCCGCGCTCTCTGAGCTGGTCTACGTGCGCATCGCGCAAGACATCCCGCATGCGGTCCTCGGCGGGAAGATTCTGCTGAAGGGTGAGACGCGCCAGGTGACGCGGCTGCAACTCCAGATTGCGAATGCGGCGACGCCTGGCCGGTTCGAGATCGTTGGATGAGCACGACACGGATTCGGTCACGGATGCACGGAAACGACTGAAGTCGTTACCACGCATGGATACATGGAAACGACTGAGGAATAGGGCTGATGTCGGTCGCGCTTAATCTTTTGGTGCAACGCGTGGTCGCCGACGTGCCGGCGCGCGATGGGATCCCGAGCCTGGAGCAGGCGCAGATCGCGGTTGTCAATGCGGCGCGCGCGCTGGGCTGGCGACAATCGTTGGTGCGGTACTCGACGATCGCGGTCGTCAGCGGTACGGCTACGTATAGCCTGCCGGCTGATTTCGTGGAGCTGATCCAGCTTGATAGCCCCGTCAGCGCGGAGGGGACTGTGATCGTCTCCGGCGCCGGGCTGATTCCTGTTTCTCAGAGTTGGCAGGAGACGTACGCGATCGCCAATCGACAGATCACGTTCTACCCGACGCCGCAGTACACGCTCGTGCGCAACATCGAGTACAAGGCCGGCTACGTGCTGGATGCGAGCAATGTGTACGCGAACATGGACGAGGATGCCGAGGAGCCGATCGTGCACAAGGCGTGCGCCGAATGCCTGTATCTCCAGGCGAATAAGGCGGCGGCAGATGCCTGGCAGTATCAGATCGGCGACGAGCGGGTGAGCAAGGAGAAGCTGGCGAGCGAGCTGCGGGCGCAGGCCCAGGCGCTGGAGAAGAAGTTCGAGGCGGCGATCGCGGGGAGTGTCGGGCAGGTGGGGATGCGGGCGACGTATCCGAGCGGGAGTTATCAGTAATTAGTAATTAGTAATTGGTAATTGGAGAGCAGATGAGCGAGCAGACAGAGAATTTTGGGCATGTGCATTGCTGGCACGAGGTCGAGAGGGCGAGCGGTGAGCAGTCGCGCGTGGTGATGTGCTGTTGGTGCGGTGTAGCGAAGGCTATGGGCCAAGAGACGCTCACGCATGGGCCGTATGCGCCAAAGCGACGCCTGGAATTCAATGAGTCGAGCTAAGCCATGTTAACTGATGGTGATCGGGCGCAGATGCGCGCGGATTTGTTGAAGGTGCGCGCAGACCGCGAGGAGAGTATCGTCATCCGGCGCGGGACGCAGACGCTGGCTGCGCAGTTGGTGCGCGTCGCGCGAATGGGACAGGGGTCGGCGCAGAGACGCGATAGCGCCGGCGCGGAGCAGGCCGTGCAGCGCGTGATCGTGGCAGGCGGGGTGGATCTGAACATCCAGCCGCAAGACCGATTCAACGATGGCAATGGCACGCTGTTCGAGGTAGTGATGGTCAGGCCGAATCGGAGTGCAGTGGTGGTGGCTGAGGCGGAGGCGATCCAGTAATAGCGGATCGGAACATCGGATTAAGAGGATGAAACGGATAGCAGCGGATTTGTAGAATGAGACGGATATGAGCTTGCTAGATCGCGTGTTTCAACGCCTGCGCCAAAAGCCGGCCGCCGTCTCGGCGGCCGTGCGGACGACGTCGGAGGAGATGCCGCTGCCGCCGGCGATTCCATCTGACCTGGTGCAGCGGCTGACGGCCGAGCGCGAGCGGGTGGCGATCGTTCGCAAATGCAACGAGATGTACGAGACGGATCCGCGAGCTGAGGCGGCTATCAATACATTGGCGCGCGACATCGTGAAGGGTGGGTATGTCGTGAAGGTGACGCGCGGAAATTCACAGGCTGAGGACGTAGCCAGCGCGCTGTACGAGCGTCTGACGATTGCCTCGACGATAGACGACTGGGTGCGCGAGACGCTGATCGAGGGCGATTCGATGCTAGAGAATGGCATCGACGACGAGGGTCTGATCCAGAAGGTGACGCGCAAGCCGACACTCAAGATGCGCCGCAACAGCAATCGCGCCGACGAGTTCGACGACCCGCGAAAAGCGTTCTGGTACGCGGACGAGATGTTTGCCGGACTGGAGCCGCCGCGCGATGCGCTATGGTTCGCGCAGTGGCAGATCATCCACGCGCGGTGGAACCATCGCAGCAAGAGCAAGTACGGCCGGCCACTGTTCGCCTCGGCGACCGGTGCGTGGAAGAAGGTGCAGGAAGGGGAACTCGACATTGCGATCCGGCGCAAGACACGGGCGGGAATGAAGTTTTTGCATGTCGTCGAGGGGATGGACGAAGGCGGTATTCGGGCATACCGCGAGCAGAACAAGGATGCACTCAACAACCCGTTCGCGGCGGTGGCCGATTTTTTTACAAACAAGGCAGGCTCAATTACAGCTATACAGGGAGATGCCAAGCTGTCCGAGATCGACGATGTGCTGCATCACCTGGAAACGTGGTGGACGGATTCGCCGGTACCGATGGCGCTCATCGGTTACGGGAAAGATCTGAATCGGGACATCCTGGGCGAGAAACTCAAGCAGTATAACCGGGCGTTGGAGCAATTGACGCAGTGGTGCGAGGACGAGTTTGTGAAGCCGCTGCTGCATTTGCAATGGCTGCTGCAAGGTATCCTGCCGGAGGGCCTGACCTATGAAATCGAGTGGAAAGCGAAGCAGCCAGCGACGGCGATAGACATTCGCGACGCGGCGGACGCGGCGCTGCGGCTGCGGGCGCTGGGGTGGACAGCGGAGGTGGTGAACGCGATCGTGGCGCGCTTCCTGCCGTGGGTGGATCTCGAGGCGCTGGCGACGACTGAGCCGCCGGTCTCCGATAGCACCAATCGGGGACAGGCGAATGGGAAGACGGCGAGTGATGTGGCGGCGGTGTCGCGGCTCGGGGAGATGGCGGGGTGATAACAGCGGATTTGGTGAATCATCGGATTGCGAATACCGCGACTCTCGATGAGGCTATCGGGAGGCTGAAGGCTATCGAGGGCCAGGATATGTGGCAGGTGCAGCAGCGGGCGCACATCCGCATGCTGCTGTATTTGACAGGCCGCACGCACGAGATGCTCAATGACCTGACGGACGAGGCGCGCGGGATTGTGCTCGATGCCGCCGGCGCGGACGGGAAGTTCGGCGGGCTGGAGATGTACAAGGCGCAGCGCGGGCTGGAGGATGCTTGGGCGCGCTTTTTCAAGGGGTGGCAGGCGCTGTTTCAATCGCTGCGGCGCGAGGCGGCGAGTATTCCGCCCGGCTCGCTGGCGCTCGAGCATCAGCGCGTGCTCGCCGGCGGCGAATTCGCTGAGGCGAAGAGTGTGCATGACTACGCCTTCGAGTCGCAGATTCAATCGGTGCTCGACGCGGCCGATCAGCGCATCTATCAGGATGGCTTGCAATTGAGCCAGCGCATATGGAGGCTTGACCGGGCAAGTGTGGGCGGCATTCAGCAGACGCTGTATGGCGGCGTCGCGCAGCAGAAAGGCGCCTGGGATATTGCGAAGCTGTTGGAGCAGTTTCTCGGCGCGGGGCGGGATTGTCCGCGCTGGACGCGCAGCCGGCTGCGGCTGACGAAGAAGGAGATCGCGGCTGGCGTGAAGACCGGGTTGATCAGCGGCGATGCCTGCGCCGGGCAGGGAGTGGCTTACAACGCGCTGCGCTTGGCGCGCAATGAGCTGCAGATCGTACACGGCTTGGCGACGGACAGCGCGATGGCGGCGATGCCGTGGATCGAACGGGAGCGGATCAATCTCAGCCCGAGCCATCCGATCGAAGACGTGTGCGATACAGTGGTGCGCGGCGGGGAGAAGGGCGATGGGGTGTATGCGAAGGGGACAATCAGCCTGCCTTTGCATGTTCAATGCTTATGCTTCAAGACGGCCGTGCAGATGAGTCGGGATGATTTCGTGGCACAGATGCGCGGCTGGCTGAACGGGTCGCAGCCGTGGCCGGCGATGGATCAGTATGCGGGTGTCATCGGCGCCGAGGCCGGGCAGGGCGTGAGCGTCAGCCTGGCGAATACGCTTGTGCTGGGGGCGCTGCTGAAGTGGGCGACGGGTGGATGGAACGACTTAAACATGGATGGGGAGAATTAACGGATCGGAACAGCGGATGTAGAGAGTCGACGGATTAAATGCTATGAGCTTTCGATGGAAGATTCCGCCCGATCATCTGATACGAAATCTGCAAGCCTACGAGAAGCGCGCTTACCAGGCACTCGAGGCGATGGCCGCCGACAATGCGCAGCGCTTGCAGGATGAGGCGCGCCAAAATGCACCGTGGGAGGATCGGACGGGCAACGCGCGAAGCGGGCTGATGGGCAGCTCGGGGCGCGAGGGAAGGTTCATTTTGATTGTGCTGGCGCACACGGTTTTTTACGGGAAGTTTCTGGAACTGAGATGGGGCGGGAGGTACGCGATCATCTTCCCGACGCTGTACCGCAATCTCAACGCGATCCGGAATCAGCTCGTCACTCTGTTCCGAGGATGAGATGGCGCTGCGCGACGATCTGTTGGCTTCGCTGACGGGAGATGCAACATTGATGGCTTCGCTGACGGGCGGCGTGCATACCGGGACGACGATCGACCGGCAGAATACGCCGGCGGCTTTCGACGCGAACAAGGAGATCCGGCCGTGCGCTTTGCTGCGGATGCCAGCGGATGCGCCGTTCGGGCCGCGTGACCTGGCCGGGCGGCAGATTGCAGAGCTGTACTTCTATCAGCGCTTCGGTTACACAACGATCGACGTGGCGCGGGCGCGGGTGTTTGCGCTGTGGCAGAACAAGCGCTTGGCCGTCGGCATGTGGGAGATCTTGTGGACGGACGACGTGCCCGACCAGTGGGATGACGCGCTCAACTGTGCGCTGGCGGTGAGCCGGTATGCTGTCGTGCGGGTGAGGCTGTGAGCATTACTCAACCACGGATGACACGGATGGCACGGATAGAGATGAAGAGATGATTGACGAGAGAAGTGTGGAGGTGCCGTGGCTGATCGCTCGGCTGGGCAGGCCAAAGCGCATCCTGGACGTGGGGGCCGCCGGCGCGAAGTATCTGGAGGTGCTGACGCTGATCGCGGACGAGGTCTTCGCGCTGGACACGCGCGCATTCGCCGCGCCGGCCAGTGTGCAGGCATTCGTGGGGGATGCGCATGCGATGCCGGCGGAATGGAGTGAGAGGTTCGGCGTGGTGGCATGCGTGAGCACGATCGATCACATCGGCCTGAGCGCCTACGGAAATGAAGCCAACCCATTCGCGCTGGAGACGTCGGTGTCGGAGATGTGGCGTGTGCTAAGGCCGAGCGGCCGGCTGCTGGTGACGGCGCCATTCGGGCGGGACCAGGTGACGACGCACCCCGGCGGTGAGCAGCGCGTGTTCGGGATGGAGGCGCTGCGCAAGCTGTTCGACGAGGCTTGGTGGAAATGGCTCGGCAGGTGGTTCTGGAAGCTGATCGACGAGCAGTATGTTGGCGCAGTCGAGCCAGACTGCGCGAGAGCGGAATACGATAGTTTCCGTGCGCAGGCGGTCGTGGCGCTCGCGCTGGGGAAGCGATGACAACGTTCATGGGATTCATGCTGCCGCACGACGGCTATGGGTACGCGGCGATCAATATCGCTGGCGCAATGCGCGGGCTGGACCCGGGCGTCCGGATCGTCGACATGCGCGGCAAGGCCGAAGCGTTCGGGCAGCCGGATGAGCGGTCGTGGCGAGTAGACGATCGGACGGTAGCGATGTGCGTGCCACCGTGGCTACCGTCGATCCGGGCCGGAGCATTGTCGATTTTGACGATGTGCGAGACGACGCGCCTGGCGCCGGGCTGGGCGGAGACGATCAACCGGCATGCCAGCGAATGCATCGTGCCGAGTAGATTCTGCGCTGACGTGTTCATGGCGTGCGGCGTGCGCACGCCGATCACGATCGCGCCGTGGGGTGTGAACTCGAACGATTTCTGGCTGATCGATCGGCGCGGGCACAAGCCGCCTTACACATTCGTGTGGAGTGGAACGCCGGACTATCGAAAGGGTTGGGACGTGGCTTACCGAGCGTTTTACGAGGCGTTCGGATGGCGGGAAGACGTGAAGCTCATTTTGCATTTGCGCGGGGAGATGCCGTTTCCGATGAAGTTCCGCGATCCGAACGTGGAGGTGCGGATCGGAATTCTCGATCGGCCAGCGTGGCGCGCGCTGCTTGCCGAGGCGGACTGCTTCGTGTTCCCGTCGCGCGGCGAGGGATGGGGCATGCCGCCGCGCGAGGCGGCTGCGACGGGGTTGCCTGTTTTGACGACGCGCTGGAGCGGATTGGCTGAGGACGTCGACGAGTGGGCGATTCCGATCGAGGTGATCGGTCTGTCGCCGGCGCGATATGGATGGTTCGAGGACGTTGGCGAGTGGGCAGAGCCAGACCGGAAGGAACTCGCTGATGCGATGCTGTGGTGTGCGGCGAATCCCGCAAAGGCGGCGGAGATCGGCGCGCGCGCTGCGGCGTGGATGACGCGGAATGGATCATGGGCAGGAACGGCGGCACGGATTTTGACGCGGATTGCTCGGATGGATGGATGATAGTCGGGTGGATCGGCAGAGCAGGTTTTGAGCCGGTTCGTGCTTGCGTGGTCGAAGCGGCGCTGGGCCGAGATGGCTTCGCTGTGTCAGCCGACCTGGACGAGTGTGTTCACGCAGGCGGAGAATGAGATGCGGGAGCGGTTCGGATTCATGAGGCTGCTCGACGCTTCGCTCGAGGAGACCCGGCCGGTGTCGGATGTGATGAAGGACGTCGTCGTGTCCGTCTCGTTCAGGTTCCACAGCGGGGTCGCGCACAAGCGCATGCTGGCGCGGGTCGTGTGCGAGTCCGGGCCTTCTATGCCGAACCCGACGGGGACCTGGAGTGTGAATCCGACTTCGCTTCTGCGGGAAGCATGAGGTAGCACGACACGGATTTTGACACGGATACACGGAAGTGTGAATCCGACTCGCTCTTGCGGGAGGCCAAAGGAGAACACGCATGAGGATCAAATATGCGGGCGGGGCGACGGAGCGAATCGTCGATGCGTATCGCTGGGGGCCGGAGAACGGCCGCGTCTGCGAGATCGCAGACCGCGAGATGGTCAGGGAGCTGCTGACGCAGCCCGGCGTGGATTTCGTTGTTGCGCCAGACGATCCGCTGGCGCTGCTCATCGGACAGGAGAAGGCCGCCGAGCTGGCGCTGGAGGACGTGCAGACGCCGAGCGAATGGCGCGCATGGTCGGCGCGCAAAGAGCAGCTTGGCGAGCGAATCGTGAATACGCTGAAAGGCTGGCGTGCGGAGTTGGTGCGTGCGCCGGATGAGGAGGTCGATATGGGCAACGATTCGACCTGAGCATCCTGCACGACACACTTTCGGTCGGGCACGGATGCACGGATAAGACGAGATTGAGCCGCGCAGCACATCATTAGATAGAGGAGGGCAACATGCCTGGGTATGGAGAGAAGTTGTTCGGACTGAGTGGGGTCAAGATCGTGAGCCGGGCGGTGTCACCGCCATCGCCGGTCGATTTGTCGGTGGCGACGACGATGACGTTCACCCCGCGCATGATGGGTGGCGAGCTGAAGGGAAGCGACCAACTGGTCGCGGTTGCGGCGTTCATCGAGGCGCTGGAGTGGGGCGTCGGAAGCGGCGCGATCGAGCTTGACGCGCTAGCAATCATGCTCGGCTTCACGGCAACCGAAAGTGGCTCGACCCCGAACCGGAACACGGCCATGATCATCGATGCGGCCACGGCGATGCCGTACTTCCGCGCGTATGGCAAGGCGCTGGGCGAGGCAGGAGACGATCTGCATGTGCTGATCCAAAAGGCTAAGGTCACCGGCAACATCGCCGGCGAGTTCGGTTATGGCGCCTGGTACACGCCGGGCTTCAATGGCATCGGCGTGAAGGACGGGGCGAACGGCGTGGTGCGGCTCGTGCAGAACGAGACGGCGGCGGCGCTGCCGACGACTTAGCAGCACGACACGGATTTCGCACGGATTGCACGGATTGCACGGATTGGCAACTGCTCAATACGCTGATCGTGCTCTCCCGATGCGACACACGGATTGCACAGATGGGCAGGCCGGCGCTGCGCCGGGCATGGGGGCGCCGCCGGTCTGCTTGCCTGAAAGGGGCACGTGATGGATTTGAAGAAGTGGCGCTCGAAACGGCAAGCTGAGATCGAGCTGCCGAGCGGGCTGAAGGTGTGGCTGAAGCGGGTCAGCCTGTTCGACTTGGCCGGCGCGGGCAAGATACCGACGACGCTCATGGCGCTGATTGAGCAGGCACAGGGCGGGACGGTCGGGCTGAGCGACTTCAACGAGTTTGCTGAGCTGATCAATCTCGTCATCGTCAATGCGATCGTCGATCCGCCTCTGGCGCAAAACGGTGCGACACCGGACGACGAACACCTGTCGCTCGACGAGCTGGACTGGGACGACCGCATAGCGATCTTCAACATCTGCAACGAGGGAGCCATCCGGCTCCAGCCCTTTCGTCGAGAATCGGAGGCAGCTCTGGGAGCTGCACTGCCTGGCGGAGGCTTACAGCCAGAGGCCGAGCAGCTTTCTGGGGATTCGTGACGAGTGGGCGGCATATCAGCTTGACGCGGCAGTACTACGTTGGGGTCGGCACGTCGAGAATCAGATGGCGCGGCGGCATCCCGTGGCATGGGATATGCCCGGTGCGCAAGACGGCAAAGGCCGGCGCGGAATGCCCAGCGCATTCAGCGATGCGCGGGCGCTGCCAGCGATGTTCGGCGTTGAGAAGACGCAGATGCGAGATGAGGATGTGTTGGCGTATATGCTTGAGTCGAATCCTGAGCACGACACGGATACACGGAAGAC